TCCTACAGCATCTAATTCTACAGTAGGAGTTATATCAATACCTTCTCGTTTATATGGAAATTACATACAACCTAATTCATTTGTAATGACTGCCCCTAGTGGTACTATAACAGATGATGGGCAAGGTAATTTATTATACAATAATTACATATGCGGTAATATATTTTATCCTCATGGTATTGCTGTTATAACAAGTGATGGTGTTGTTGGAGGAACAAGTGCTTATGGATCAGGAACATATGGTGTTTCTACTTATGGTGGTGGTACTGATGCTTCTTTCTTATTAAATTTTGTAACCGCTTCTAATGTAACTTGTTCATTCTCTTCTTCACTTACGATTTTTGAAACCCAATATAAATGTACTTTAAGAGAAAATGAATTTAATGCTTCATTAAACCCAAGTATACAATCAGGTTCAGACGGAACAGTTTATAATTTTGCTACTGGTTCTGAATTCGGACCTTATATTACAACAGTAGGTTTATATGATCAGTACCAAAACTTATTAGCCATAGGAAAACTAGCACAACCTGTTCCTTCATCTCCAACAACAGACACAACAATCTTAATTAATATAGATAGATAAAAACATGAATAATTGGTTATATAAACAAAAAGTTATAAATTCAATAGAGGATATGCCTATCGATACATTCGGTTTCATATACGTTGTAACCCACGTACCTACGGGTAAATCTTATATTGGTAAAAAATCGCTTTATCACAATGTGAAAAAAGCTTTAACTAAAAAGGAACTAGCAGAACAAACAGGACCAGGAAGAAAACCAACCAAAAAAGTTGTACAAAAAGAATCTGACTGGAAAACCTATTACGGCTCTGCTAAACCAATTTTAGAATTCATAAAGGATGGTAAACAAGAGGACTTTACCCGTGAGATTTTAGAATTGGTTCCTAATAAAAAACTCCTTACTTACTATGAATGTAAGTACTTATTTCAGGCAGGTGTATTAGAACACCCTGAAAAATATTTTAATGATAATATCCTTGGAAAATTTTTCTCTAAGGATTTCTTATAATATTTATAACATATGAAACTATCTGATTTAAAACAACTTATTAAAGAAGAAAGCCAAAACATACTTAATACTGAAGCCTTTGGAAAAGGTGGTAGAAATGTTCAAATAAATACTAGCAATATTAAAGGTGGTGGTGGTAAAAGATTTATTCCTTCATTTGTTAAACTTCCTAAAAGTGTAAGAGATGCTTTTAAAAGTGAGTTTAAATTAGTAAAAGATAAAGAAGGTAAATATACTTTGTATATTTCAAAAGATTTACATGCAGCACTAAATGCTAGAGCCTCAGGCCAAACAGCAAATACAGCAAAAGCCTCTTTAAAACTTGTTAATGATATCAATGCTTTAGGATTACCTCAAGAACTTAAATCTTTATTAAAAAATACAGGCAATCTTAATTCTTCATTAGGAATGTATTCTGTAGCTGTTAATATTAAAGATCTAACCCCAGAAGGAGATATTATATTTGACAACCCAGCAGTTTCAGGTACATTAAATACCTTTGAAGGAGTAATTAAAGAAGTAATGGATACTTTAACATCTGAAGAAGCACACAATCCAATAGACGAAATTGGTAAGTTTTTTGTAGTTAATAAACCAGGTAAAGGTGTAACTAAAGAAAATATGGTTTATGAAGCTACTGTATTTCATCCTATAAAAATGGAAGAAACAGCTGGTGTTTATAAAAATAAATCTGAAGCTAATCGTCACGCTGCTGAAGCATTAAAAGAATATGAAATGCAACTTGAAGAAGTTAAAGCAGCAATGGAAGAATTTAGAAAATCTAAAGCTGAAATTGACGAAAAGAAAAAAGCAGCTAAAGAAAAAATTGAAAAAATGAAATAAAATAACTTAAGCTTGGTATTCCAAGCTTTTTTTATTAAATTTAGGTTATGCTTAATCAAACTTTGATAGCTTTAGTTAATTCTGTACTAGGTACTGGTAAATCCACTGCCCGAGGTAACTATGCTTATCATTGTCCCTTTTGTAATCACCACAAACCTAAATTAGAGGTTAATTTTACTGAAAATAAAAAAGGTGAAAATCCTTGGCATTGTTGGGCTTGTGACCGTAAAGGCAAAAAAATATACCAAATATTTAAACACATTCAAGTGCCTTCAAATACAATGGCTGAGTTAAGATCCATTGTTAAAACTGAATTTAATGATAAAGAAGTAGTAGTTGAAGAAAAAGTATCATTACCTAAAGAATTTAAATCACTTTTAAATGTATCTAAAACAGATATTTTAGGAAGACATGCTTTAACTTACTTAAAATCCAGAAATATAAACGAGGAAGATATTGTTAAATACAATATTGGCTATTGTGAAACAGGAAGATATGCTAAAATGGTTATTATTCCCTCGTATGATGAAAACAGTAATTTAAATTATTTTACTGGAAGATCATTTGAAAAAGAACCATCAGTAAAATATAGAAACCCTTCAGTATCACGTGATATAATACCATTTGAGTTGTTTATTAATTGGGAAATACCGTTTATATTGTGTGAAGGACCATTTGATGCCATAGCCATTAAAAGAAATGCTATCCCGCTTTTAGGCAAAAATATACAATCTAACTTGATGAAGAAGATTGTAATGTCAAGCGTTGAAAAAATATATATTGCTTTAGATAAAGATGCTCAAAAACAAGCATTAAGTTTTTGTGAGCGCTTAATGAATGAAGGCAAAGAAGTTTATCTTGTAGACATGCAGGATAAGGACCCAAGTGAAATGGGTTTTAAGAATTTCACTAACTTAATACAAGAAACATACCCCCTAACATTCTCTAGTTTATTAGAGAAAAAATTATTCTTATGACAGAAATCAAACACTCTTATAATAGAATCCTGGAAATTTCAGACGACCACAAACAAGTAACATTACCAGATTCTCGTTATTATAGACGAAACGGTAATTATTATCCTTCAGTAACTTATGTTTTAGGTTACTATCCAAAAGGTAAATTTTTTGAAGATTGGTTAAAAAAAGTAGGTTATTCAGCCGAATACATTGTTAAAAAAGCAGCCGAAGAAGGAACAATGGTTCACGAAATGGTTGAAAGATATTTAAACGGAGAAGAATTAAACTTTTTAAATCACTATGGTAGTCCACAATACAATCCTGAAGTATGGCAAATGTTTTTACGTTTTGTTGAATTTTGGGAAACATATAATCCAAAACTAATTGAAACAGAAGTACATTTATTTTCAGATGAATTAAAAATTGCAGGTACCTGTGACTTAATATGTGAAATAGAAGATAAATTATGGTTAATAGATTTAAAAACATCTAACCACGTTCAGCCTACTTATGAATTACAAACAGCAGTTTATGGTCAATGCTATAAAGAATGTTTTGGTAAAACAGTAGACAATTATGGTATTTTATGGTTAAAATCATCTAAACGTAAAGCCGCTAAAGATAAAATGCAAGGTAAAGGATGGGAAATTGTAACACCAACTCGTACTTTTGAAGAAAACATTGATATATTCAACACAGTTCGCCGTTTATTTGATTTAGAAAACCCAAATGATGCTCCTGTATTTACTGAATTTAGAACAGTAGTAAAGAGAAATTTGGAATCCTAACTTATTTTTGTTATATTTATGACAAATTATATCCATGATTGGACTGATATCCTTATTGAAAGAAGTACAAGGCAAACCAAAAGCCATTTTTATGGCAGGTCCAGCAGGATCCGGTAAGTCTTTTATATCTAAACAAATAATCCCTTCTAATTTTGTTAATCTTAACGTAGATGATACCTACGAAGAATTACTTAAAGCATCAGGCTTAGGTATGAATCTTAAAGATTTTGGCCCTGAGGAATTATCTCAAGCAGCTAAAATGATGGGACAAGCTCAAAAAATTACAAGAGAAAAATATTCTGAATTAACCAAAAATCTTCAGAATGTAGTAATTGATGGAACAGGAGCTGCTTCTCGTCCTTTGTTAAAGAAAAAACAAGAACTAGAAGATTTAGGATATGATACTTTTATGGTTATGATATATGTTTCGCCTATAACGTCATTAGAACGTAATAAACAGCGAGACAGATCATTATTACCAAGTATTGTACTTCGTACATGGCGCGATGTAAATAAAAATATAGATTTATATAAACAAATTTTTGGTGATGATATGGTAATAATTAATAATAATCCTGAAGATTCTATTGAAAATTTTGATATGGATTATATTAAAAAAACCTATTTAGATACAGCAAAAGCAAAAGGCAAAGAAAAATCCCCAGAAGAAATGGCTAAATCTAAAGAAGAAAAAGAACAAATAAATAAGGATATTGAAGATATCATTCAAAATATTCCTTCTTTTGATACGATAGACCAAGCCAAATCTAAAATCACTAATTTTATAAAAAAATAATTAATGAATAACTTAGTAAAATTATTAGTAGAAGATTTATTAAATGGTGATGGTAAAACAGTAGCTATTTTTGGGGGAGGATTTAAACCACCTACAGCAGGTCATCTTGAAGTTGTTAAAAATACTTTAAGTCAATTTCCTGAAATAAATGAATTAATAGTTTTTGTTGGTGGTGGTGTAAGAGATGGTATTACTCAAGCTGAATCTTTAGACATTTGGAATATATACAAAAAACATCTTCCTAACAATGTTAAAATAGAAACGACAGTAGCTCCTGTTAAAGCTGTTTTAGACTATGCTAAAAACAATCCTGAAGATAAAGTATACTGGATTTTAGGCACTAGAGAAGGTAATGAAGAAGATGTAAAAGATATTATTGAAAGAACTAAATCTGTAGGTAAATATCCTAACATAGAAGTAAAGATAATTAACACTGATAACAGTACAAGTGGTACTAAAGCACGTCAAGCCTTAAAAGCTAATAACAAAGAAGAATTCTTAAAATACATCCCTAATATCCCAGAACAAGAACAAATATGGAATGTTGTTTCTCCTGTTATTAAAGAAATAGTCACAGACACAGAAATAGTTTGTGATAAATGCGGATGGCACTGGCCTATAGTAACTGGTGGTAAAGACCTATATGTTTGCCACCAATGTGGACACAATAATAATCCTGCTTTAAACGAAAGTTACCAATTTAAAGTTTCAGATAAAGTATATGATAATGAAGATAAATCTTTAATTACAGTTGAATATACATTTTCTACCCCAGATAATACCTACAGAGTTGAATTTTATTCAGGTGAATATAGTCCTGAATCAAAAATATTTGATGTTTCTTTTGGAATAGATAAATATGGTTCTAAACTTGATACCTTTCAAATGACAGGTGAAGGTAATGCTTTAAATATTCTTAAAACTATTATTGATATTATTATAGATTTTACAAATCGCTTTGAAGTAAATAAACTAATTATTAATCCAACAAGCGAAAAACGTGAAAAAATTTATTCAATGATATTAAAATCATTACCATCAGATATCTCAAGTAAAGTAGAACTTATAAAAGAAAATAACGAAAAAACTTGGGATCTTAAAGAAGGAATCGTATCTTTAACCAAGTATATGGTGGATAATGGACTGAATATTAAACCTTTACCTAAAGTAAAATTCATAAGAAATGATAAAGAAAATGCTTCTAATCTATTAGGTAGAACAGCCTACTATAACCCAGCTGATAAATCAATTACTTTATATACTTTTGGTAGACATCCAAAAGATGTTTTACGTTCATTTTCTCATGAAATGATCCATCATATGCAAAACTTAGAAGGTAAATTAGATAATATTAATACTACTAATACAAATGAAGGTGGTGATTTACCTGAAATGGAAAGAGAAGCATATGAAAAAGGTAATATGATGTTACGTAATTGGGAGGATAGTATTAAATCTGAAAAGTATTTAAAAGAATATAAACAATATGTTTTAACAGAATTGTTTGAAAAGGATTTACCTAATATCAAGAAAATATCTAAAAATTCCTACTTAGTAGGAAATGGAGATGATATAGAAGCAGAATATGTTTTTGAACTTGAAATTCCCGAAAAAAACATATGGTCATTAAGTTGGTTTTTTACTCCTAATAATAAAAATACTTCTTCTGAAGCATGGAAGCAAGTAACAGCTACTACTTTTAAAGTTTTAGAAAATTGGCTAGAAACTAATAACCCAAAATCCCTCCACATTTCAGGCAATACTCAATCTAAAACTAATTTATATAAAAATTATGTAAATAAACTTCAAACATTATTAAACAATAGATATAAAATTGATAATAGTGATGAAGACAAAGTAGTATTACGTTCTATTGAAGAAACCAACCAATCAGGAATAAAAAAACGTATAGAAACTTTAAATGAATCTTATGAACAAGCTTTAAATTATTGGCAGAATGGTGATATAAATTCTAAAAGTAAAATTGAACGTTGGAATAGTATAAAAAAGAAAATAGAAAGAGAAGTTTTACAAGAAGTATATAATATTAAAAATGTTTAAATATAAATTAACAGATCTATATAAACAAATTAAAGAAGAAGCAACTGAAGCTCCTCAATCACAATTTAAAATTTATTGTGATATGGATGGTGTTTTAACTGATTTTGAAAAACGATTTGAAGATTTAAATCCTGAACATTTAAAAACTAGAGATTATACGGTCAAATACGGTACTGAAAAATTCTGGGATTTTATTGATGGTGAAATAGGTACTGAATTTTGGTCTGGAATGTCTTGGATGCCTGATGGAAAACAATTATGGGAGTATATTAGTAAATACAACCCAATTTTATTATCAGCCCCTTCTAAAAATAACGAATCACGTTTAGGAAAAAGAATTTGGGTAAAAAATAATATTAATACTAAAGATAAAACCCCTAAAACCCAATTAATTTTAACATCAGCTAAAACTAAACAAAATTATTCTCGTGGAAACAGAATACTTATTGACGACAGAGCAGATAATGTAGAACAATGGCGTTCACAAGGTGGTATAGGAATTTTACATAAAAA